ATTGGACGGCGATACGAGTATGGCAGCAGCGATTGCATCCATTTGGTGATCGACGCCCTCGCAGCGATGGGGATGAATCCACCGGCAGTCAAAACGGCGTGGTACGAAATGACTCCGCGAGCTGTGTTGCGCGAACTGGATTACTACTGCATCGGGATTGACGCGCCCACCTACGATGGGGACATCACAGTGTTAGCGGCTGATCCGCTTGCCTTTGGGGTGACATGGCAGAACGGAATTTTGTACATCAACCGTCTGACCAACAGCGTGGACTGGAAACCGCTGGGCGCCCTTACGATCCGCCGCTCCTACCGTATGAAATCGCGCTGATCGAAGCGCTTGGTTGTACTGAGCAGGAATATCGTCAATTTGTTCGTCACGCCCAACTGCAGGCACGGGTACGACCGGCTGAATACGCACATATTCCGTATGTCGTAAATGATCCGGTAACGCTTTTTGTTGTCAACTTAGTTGTAGGTTTAGCTCTTAGTGCTGTCAGCGTACTGCTGGCACCAAAAGCTCCAGCTCTTGAAACGCCAGCCAAGATCAAAGGCAAAAAACTTGCTGATCAGATCGGCCCAACCCGTTTCAACCAAACCACCAGTTTCGATAACGTCAGCAGTCTTGCTGAATACGGCCAGCCGATTCCAATCCCTTTCGGTAAACGTGGCACCGGGCGCGATGGCGCCCTGACTGGCGGTTTGATTCTTGCGCCAGCACTGGTCTGGAGCCGTCTGTACTCCTACGGCAGTTATCAAGCATTTGAAGGCATTTACGTTGCCGGTGAATATGGCGTTGAACAACCGCAACTGGGTGGTATTCGCGTTGGTACTACAGCACTTAACAGCCTTGGTAATCGAGAATATGCGCTCTATTGGTCATCGCAATTAGGGGAAAATCGCTTATCCAAACCTCGCCTAATCGCTGGCACAGACGAACCGGGTGCCAGTGGCACAATGGGTCGCCAAGTATTTACGGCTCCTACTGCTGACGGCCAATTCAGCAATGGCTTTTCGATGGCATATACGCCGCAAAGTGATACATCCTTTGGCACGGCAACACCGATTTATAACGGTACTGCCTATCGCTTCAACTGGGAGATTATTTCTGCGCCATACGCGGCAACTTTTGGTCCTGATAACAAAGACGCTCGCGCAGAAACACAGGCAAAGCGCAGAAAAATCGCCGGATCAAATGCAGATGTACTGCACAAATACTCTGACCAACCCAAGGAAGACCGCCAAAAAATCGGTCAGCCCGGAGTCGGGCGTGCATATTCCCGGCGCATGGGGTTTATCAACCACAACGGCACTGAATACGCAAATCGCACAATCGTGCCAGTAGCGGAAAACGACACCCTTGTTTTTGAAATCAACGGCGACAACTGGAAAGACTTCCAAGCGGATGATTTCAAGGGGACCGAAGTCAACCTAAAAGATCTGAAGAGCTCTGCGGAATCGTGGCGTGCGCAGGCTTCTGATTTACTTGCCGTAGGAAGCAAGTGGATCATTGGTGCTTCGGTATGGGTTGTTGAAGGCCGCAACCCAGATATCTGGAAGAAAGGCGTTACGCAACACATTTATTTTCGCTGTACTGCGATTACGGGTGTGGCCACTGTAGGTATCCCTGGAACCCGAACAGTCCGCGAACCGCTTGGTGGTTATGAAGGACCGTGGCCTGGTCCCGGCGCCCCACCGTTCCCCCTAAGTGAAGGCGGTTTTAACTCAAACAAACACTGCGGCGCCGCCTTTTTTAATATCTGCCGTTTGCATATGGCAAGCATCCGTCCTGTGCGGCGTGATGCAGAAGTCATTGAAATCGGCCTGCGCAGTCAGGTTTGGAACCGTGCCAATGGCTTGTGCAACTTCAACGCAATCCCTTCCGCTGGTCCTGACGGAAAACTGCATCGCTTGGACGAGCAGGACATCACCGTCACTACGCCTCGAATGGATAAATACTTCGAGCGCACATCGTGTTTCTCGTTGTGGGTCCGCCCTGTCCAGCAATATGGGCAAGCGCAGCAGCCTTGGCGTCGTATTCCGCAAGTCTTTTGCGTGACCGGCAATGCCCCCACTGACCAGTACAACTACATCAGGATTCGCCCCAGGCAGTCTGGTTACTACGAGTACCGTTTCATTCCTCGCACTGGCTCAGATATTGCGATCAATAGCATTGATACCAATCTTGCGTTCAGGCTGAATTCACGCACTGGAGAAATTATCGGCCAAGATTACGACACCGATTACGGAGCTTTTCGTATTACGGCTAGCGGTGAATTAGTGTCGATTGCGGACATCAAGCGTAATGACGAACTTGTCACGGATCCTAGAACTGCGCAAATCGTCACTACAACGACAACGACAATTCCCACTGCGCTGAATCAGTACGACCAAAGTACAAATAACGGCAGTATTCAACAGCCTGTTAATGCATGGCTGCGTCAGTTATTGGGGAGGGCCACCGATTACGCCGGTCGCAGCAATAGTGCCACGCTAACAAAAGATAAACCCGGTGTGGGTCAGATCAGATTTACTGTTACTGCAGATTCCAGGCCGGGCACTTATGGTGTTGACGTTGGACCCGTTTACGTAAGCCTAGAAGGCAGCACATATAGGTGGACCAATGTCCGTTACTCCGTTATTTCAGCAAACGGCACTTGGAATACGTCCCATGCCTTCACAATCGAGATCCCAGTAAACAATGTTTTTTCTCAGTACGGCGGTTACTCAATCGTCTACGTCGCATGGCAGGTATCCGCAGTTGGTACAACCACTACTCAAAACACAAGTGAAGTAGACACTGCAGAACGCGTCTTTGAAGAAAATTCCCAAGTGGCTGATTGCAGCCATTACTTGGAGCTGAGTAAATCAAACGAAGGCGGCCCTGAGCATGAAATTGTGTATGTAAACGAGTGCTTAGCCAATGAAACGCTTGCTGAGTATTACGGCATGTCCACACTGGGATTAACCGTTAAATCCAGCGGGCAACTTGGTGGCATCGGCCAGATTCGTGCATGGGTGCCAACGGGTATCAGTGTTTATCGCTTGATTGAAGGGGACAACAAGCCGAGCAATTTGTTTGCTGACCTGGTCTACTACTTATTGACCAGTAAGAGCCAAGGCGTCGGCAACGTTGTTCCCGCAGAACTGATCGACATTGATTCGCTGCGCATTGCAGCCAATTTCCAGCGTGCCAACAAAATTTTCTTTGATGGTGTAGTGGAGGACAGCGAAAGCTTCCGCTCTTTCCTCTACGACAATGCAGCACTGCAACTCTGTAATTTCACGATCAAAAATGGCAGGTTCGGCATGATGCCTGCGCTGCCTTATGACAGCAACTACGAAATCAGCACCCGTCCGATTGCGGTTGACCAAATTTTTACCGCCGGCAACATCATCCAAGACAGCCTGCAAGTCCAATACATTGATGCCGCTCAACGTTCCAACTTCCGGGCCTTAGTTAGCTGGCGCGTCACTGTAGAAAACGATCTTCCAACACAAGCATCGGCACTGGTGGATTGGGCGGATATTCCAGAAGGCAGCCGTGCCACAACGCAGCAGGCATTTGATCTCACTGACTTCTGCACCAATCGCGCACAAGCCCTGCTGACTGCTCGATTCCTCCTTAGTGTTCGCCGCCGTGTTACGCATACCGTCAGCTTCAAAACGGTGCCCGATTCGCTTGGTATCCAACCTGGCTCGTACATTCGCGTTATCACCGCTGCTACCAGTTACAACGCTGCAGCTAATGGCGTGATCCAAGACGCTGGAACACTGGTCAGCATCAGCACAATCGACAATGGCACGTACACCGCGTTGATTTACAACCCGGCTACATCCGACGTTTCCGAAAAGGAAATCACAATCAGCAATGGCAGTGTTGCCGACTCGACTGTGTACGGTTGCCTGTTCACGCTGCTCAGCACGACAGTCAACAAAAACGTTTATCAGGTGGAGCAGCTCACGCTTGATGAAGACGGTTTGGTGAACGTCAGCGCTGTGGAAGTGCCCGTCGATAGCACGGGGGCTAGCATTGTTGCAAAGGACGTGCTTAACGAAGCTGCTTTCCGGGTGCTTGAGTGATGGCATTTCCTACATTGCAACCCACCAGCCGCGACTTCAGCCCTGGTGACTGGCCGATCAAGCGATTTAATTCGCAATCTGGCGCTGAGGTGCGCATTTTGTACGGCAGCCAACGCACCAATGCCAAGATCAGCCTGGGCTACGACAACATCAGCGACGCAAACGCCCAACTATTTCTGGATGATTACGCCGCACAGATTGGCACGCTGCGTACATTTGATCTACCGGCTGCTGTACGTACAGGTTGGACTGGAACTGCAGCCAGTATTGATGCACCATCTGGTGCGAAGTGGCGTTACGAATCTGAACCTGCTGTGCGGGCAGTTCGCCCCGGTCGCAGTAGCGTTACAGTGAACTTGGTGGCGGTGATCTGATGGCAAAGGTCTATACCGGACGCGACGGTCGCCTGCTGATCGACGGCACTGAGCAGATCAAGGTCACTAACTGGTCAATGACCGGTAACCTTGAAACGCTGGAAACCACCAGCCTCGGCGACAGCCAGCGCACCTACGTCCCTGGTGTGCAGGATTTCAGTGGCAGTGCCACCATTCTGTATTACAACGATGGGACGGGCCGCAACGACGCAGCAACAGCACTGAAAAAAGTACTGAAGATCGACAGCGTGTCAGAAAGTGACACCGTTGATCTGCGTCTTCGCTTGGTGGAAGGTAGCACAAACCATGACGTGCGACTGACTGCTTACATCACCAGTGTGAGCTTTGGCGCCAGTGTCGGCGAGGTTAGTTCCGCACAAATCAGCTTCCAAGGCACTGGTGCGCTTACTGAGGTGACGATCTGATGGGTGTTTATCTCGGCAATGTTGGAAACATTGAGCTAACAAGGCTGTCGCTTGAAGGCGGCAAAGAATCGATTGTCAATCCTTCTGATGTCAACCCAGATCGTGATCGCTTCAGTTTTGATTTTGACCCTTCTTATTTGATCTCTGGTGATCGCGTTGAACTAAAGACAACCGACGGGACCAATCTTGATTTTATAGCAGCCAGTGGATGGGCTAATAATACAGTTCAGTCAAGCGGTACTTGGTACGTTTTCATTGATGAGCTGGGTGGCATTCGGCTTTACGATAATTTCGACGACAGCCTGGAGGGCAGCTCTGCTGGTCTTGTGTCGCTTGCGGCGATTGCTCGAAATATTCCAATTGTTGCAACAGTGGTCAGCGCAACTCCGCGAATGCTCGGTTGCATAAATGACTATGAAATCAACACCAATCGCGAAAGCGTTGATGTTACTGCCTTGAGCGATGAATATCGGCAGCAATACAGCGGGTTGATCAGCGGCAGGGGCAGGCTTACTGCTGAATGGGACTACATTCGCACGGACGGCAGCGAGCCAGTTAATTATTTAATGCAACTTGTATTGCGCACAGAAGTTGGCTCATCATTTCACGGAAAATTTTATATTAAAAGCCCAAATACACGGGCCGCTGCCGGGTCGTTTGAATCCACGCAGATCAACGACGAATTATGGTGGGAGTTTGATGCGTTAATTACGTCAAGCGCTACAAGTTTTGCGTCGGGCAGCATCATCACTAGCGCTATTGATTTCATTACAACCGGTCCGGTAAGGCTGAGAGCAAAGACAAAGACAACGCAATATTTGCTGCAGGAATCAGGAGATAAAATTAAACTAGAGCAAAGCGACACCTCGTTCTTGCTTCTGGAGCAGTCTGACTAGCGCCTAGACTGCATCCGGGCACTGTCCCGTAGCTAGCACATCGCAATGGCCGACCTCAGAATCACGGAACTAGCAGCGCTTTCAAGTGCTGATCTGGTTGCTGCCGATCTGCTGGCGGTTGCTGATGTCAGTGCTAGTGAAACCAAAAAAATCACCGTTACTGACTGGCTAGGGAAAGCCGTCACACTGATTGCTGACGCCACCATCCCTGGCGCCAAGATCCTGTTTGGCAGTCAAGAGATTCCGGGCACTGCACTTGAAGACGGCGCTGTTGATACCACTCAACTGGCGGACGAGGCAGTAACCGCCGCCAAGCTGGCGGATGAATCCAGCGTTGACCTCGTTACGACGCTGCCCGCTTCTGGTGCGTTTGTCGGTCAGATCGCACTGGACACTGACGACAGCAAGATTTACTGCTGGAACGGCAGCACTTGGGTCAGCGTCAAGGCTGCCGGTAGCGTCAACAGTGTTGTCGGCAGCTCTGCCGGTGTCGTCAACATCAGCGTTACCACTGTCGGTGATGAAGTCACCATCAGCACCACGCTGGATAACACCAGTGCTGCAGCACAATTCCTAGCTGGTCCAACGGCTGCGGCTGGTTCTGTCGGCTATCGCACGATTGCCGCTGGCGACCTACCGACCGCTACCACCAGTGCAAAAGGCGCTGTTGTCGTCAATGGAAACGGTCTGACGCTAAGCGGTGACACGATTGCAATCAACAACACCATCACCGCGGAAACAAGCAATTACCACGTTGTTCAGTACAGCGCCAACGGTCTTGTAACTGCAGGCCGCACAATCCTTGCGGCTGATGTGCCACTTGCCACGGCAAGCAGTGTTGGTGTTGTTCA